GCCACGGTATTTCCAGTGCGAGAGACATTAATGGTGCCAATATTCCCATCATTGTCGATTGTTCCGTATTCGCTGACATTTACATTTGTACCGTCAACGAGAATTGTTAGTTCGGTTGCATAGAACTTGTTGTCCCCTGCAGAGGTCTTTGATATTGAAACAATATACTTGACCATTCGCCAAACTGTAGCGTCAAAGTTATCAATAACAGTTACGTTCTCAATACCATTGATTGTGTTTTCATTGTTACCTGATGAGCCCAAGTCTGTTGCTTGAGCAGCAGCGGTATCGATTAAATCTTCATAGTTTTCTTGAGTAGGTCTATCTCCAGTTTGGAATAGACTCTTAACTGCTGGAATTGATACTTTAGCCATGTCGTAATTGTAACATGCATTTTAGTGATATTTTTATAGAATGTAGTTGCTGTAGCCGATTACCTGTAGTGGAATTCCTGGGGTATTTCCAAGTCCAATAGCCACAATCTGAATGGCTGAAAATTTAACTCTAAAAGGAAGAATGTCTGTTATTGTTGAAAGAGGATACTCTACTAAGAATATTTTTTCTGTTTTATTTTGCAGATTATCAAGTATTACTGATGTTGCCATTAGTCTGTTACATCTTCAAGAATTTTAAATGTACCCTGAGCAACCGTCCAAACTCTTGTAGGGTCTGAAACCTGAATATCAAAGATGTCTCCTGTTCGAAGTTGTACTGACTCTGCTGCTGTTAACCATACTGTAAATTCTCCAACCAAATCATCTTCGTCTGCAACTGGATATAAATTTAAAACAAGTGTTGCGTTGTCTGTAATAACTCCAGGAGTTGAGTTTGGTCTTTTAATCTTCATAGCAATATCCCATTCAGATCCAGGTCCTTTTAAAACCAAAGGCTGTTTGGCATCGTCAGTTACGTAAACCTTAAAACCAGAAGTGTCTCCACGAACTACAGTCCAAATAACTGTTGGTGGTGGATTTCCTATGTCGTATGATTTTTGAGATCCTCTTAAAATTGCCATAATGTTATTATATCACGACAAACCATCTTTGAGAGCGCCCCAAGTACCGTTTCCTTTTGTCTGAACAATAATTAAACCTTGGGTTGCTTGTACTGCAACTACTGCAACATATCTTGCTGGACCTGTTGCTGGTCTTTGCCCAATAAGATCTCCAGTAGAACTAATATAAACTTTTGTTCCAGGAACCCCAAGACCTGTTGTATTCATTTGTAAAACTCCAGACACTACTGCTACCCCATCGCTTAATGGTAGAAGTCCTGTTTGTATTAAGCCTAATATTGGAGCATCTGCATTATGGCTAGGGCTTGATGGATTATATTTTTCTACCGTGGTTTTCATTTTTCCGTCGTGAGAAACATTTCCTGAAATAAAAACTGGAGTTCCAGCAGGTAATGTAATTGAAGAAAGATTATTTCTAACTGGAGAAGAAACGCTGGTCATTCCTAGTGGTGGCAGTATATTATTTAAAGCATCAACTAATACTTTAAAGTCTCCGTGTACATTGACGGGATCTGAAGCAATAGGGTATGATAGTGAATTAGGATAGTTAGACGCATATTGTGGCATAATCTTTATTATACACCTAAATTTGACTTTTGACTGAAAATTATGTTATACTTGTCAGTAGACACCTACCAAGGTGTTATTGTTTTCTAAGGAGGAAACTATGATTAAATTTATCGAAAGAAACAAAGAGATCATTAGCACACTCAGTATCGTATTAGTTGTGACTGTATTTTCGAATGTCGCTAATGCTACCCCAGAACTAGATACTAAGAACAATCTTAGCCTTGAACAGGCTCAGACATCGGAAACCGCCTCGAAAGAGGTTTTTTTGGTTTCTAAAGCAAAAAAACTAGAGAGTTTTGAGAACAAGGTTTCTCTGACTGATTTAGAACTAAAGGAACTGCTTTCGTTAGTAGGATTCAAGGGTAAAGACCTTGTAGTTGCTTGGGCAGTTGCTAAAAAAGAGTCTAATGGCCGTCCTTTGGCTTTTAATGGCAATCACAAGACTGGTGACTCGTCTTATGGAATGTTCCAAATCAATATGATTGATACCCTTGGTCCTGATCGCAGAACCAAGTTTGATCTTGACTCTAACGCTGAACTATTTAATCCCGTCAAGAATGCAGAGATTGCATACTATATGACAAATGGTGGAGAAGATTGGTCTTCTTGGAAGGGCATTACCCCAAGAACCAAATACTGGATGTCTAAATTCCCTAAGTAATATACAAAATTAGGACCCCTCTTAGGAGGGGTTCTTTTTTGTTTCTTCAAGTATCCACTTGTAGGTTTTTTCAATTCCTTCTTTAAGTGACATTGAATAATCCCAATTTAATCTTTCTCGAACCATATCGTTGTTAGAATTTCTGCCTCTAACTCCTAAAGGACCAGGTATATGCATCTTACTTAAAACCTTGCCTTCAACACTGCATGCAATATCAACCAATTGATTAATGGTAACCATCTCTTCAGACCCAATATTAACTGGGCCAGTAAAATCTGATTGCATAAGTCTTCTTGTTGCTTCTATGCATTCATCTATATATAGGAATGATCGAGTCTGCTCTCCATCTCCCCAAATTTCTATAAAACCATCTGCCTGTATAACCTTTCTACACATTGCAGCAGGTGCCTTTTCTTTTCCGCCATCCCAGGTTCCTTCTGGCCCATAAATATTGTGATATCTAGCAATTGCTACTGGGATCTTATTGTTTCTATTAAAAGCCAAAAACATTCTTTCACTAAATAATTTTTCCCAACCATACTCACTGTCTGGATCTGCAGGATATGCGTCAGACTCTTTAAGTCCAGGGTTATTGACATCTAACTGCTTATAGTCAGGATACATACAAGCAGAACTTGAATAAAAAATCTTTGTCTTATTAATGTTGTATTTAGCATTTAGTCTTGATTGCGCTCTAAGAAGATTAAGGTTTATCAAGGCAGAGTTTTCCATAATCTGAGAATCATTATCTCCAGTAAAAATATATCCAGCACCACCCATATCTGCTGCAAACTGATATACCTCATCAAAACCTGTAATTAGTTTATATGGAATCTCATTGTAAAAATTTCCCTGATATCCTTTAAATTGAATTGCTTTTTCAACATTTTCATAAATAGAAAGGTCTCGCTCAATAAACTCGTCTGCCTGAGTATTAGAAAAATCTGGATGTTTTAAGTCAACGCCTCTGACCCAATATCCTTCAGACTTAAGCCTATTGACCATATGACTTCCGATAAAACCACCTGCACCAAGTACTAGGGCTGTCTTCATTATTTCCTCACAATTCCGTTAGTTAAAGTATATAGCAATATTTTTAAACTAGTTCAGATATCTGCTTTTCCCAAAACTCAGATATGTGCAACTGCTTATGCAGTCCAGGGTGTGGCCAGTGCGCTCCAGGACCTTTTAGTCTTCCATAGTCGTAAGCAATCTTATGATAGTCATAGGCATAATCAAATATATCTGGATACATTTCTTTCCATTTATTGTGGCATCCTTGCCAATTCTTCATCTCAAAATGTTTGGGAAGTTCAGTAACACTGTTTGCAACAAAGCCAAGTTCAAAATCTGCTGGGAACTCATTCTTTGTTGTATCTGGTATATAGTATCTAAAGTTATCTTTTAAGAACTGCTCTTGTTCATCAGTCAGTCCATTTGACCAGCAAGACCAGTATAACTTAATTCCGCTTGTTTCACAGAATGCCTCTAGCATTTTTATATGATCTAGATTTTGATAATAAACCCACTCATATGGCAAAATCTCTTCATAGTTCCAAGGTGCTGATACTTTTGTTTTTTTTGCACTGTGATTAATAAACCACTCTTGCATTTTTTCTCCATCTGGACTAACAAAATAAAATCTTTCAAAATTTGCAAAATGAGCAATAACAATTTCTGGTTTATACTGATACTGATGAATCATTCCTAAAAAACTAGAAACTAACTTATTTGCTGATGCTCCAGAATAAGATATGTTACCAATAGGTTTTTTAATTTTTTCTGAAAGGATATTGCTCCATCTAAGGTTTTCTGGCATTCCCTGACCCATAGTTATTGAACATCCTAGGGCTACAACTTTTGGTTTTGTTGAAAACTCTATAGACCTTAGTCCATCGCTATTCCAAACATAGTTGTACTCTGGTCTTTCTACTTCTGCATGTGATGAGAATATTGATGAGGAACTGGAATAATTTTTATTAGGATTATTTCTATCAATTTCGCAGTATGGAATTACTCTTGGGCTAAACATATCAAATAACATTAGTATATATATCCGCCTTTTTTAATTTTTTTATATTTTTTCCACATTCTAAACTTATAAAAAATTCTTTTTAGCATTTTGATTCTGGCCACTCTCTCCACCACATTTTTCTTCCGCTATCTAGTTGGTAGTCATTCCAAGAATAAGGATTTCCTATTGCTTTCTGAGGATCATCAAAAAAGTCCCAAGTTTCGATTCCTTTTTGATTTCTATTTCTATGAATATAGGCAGTATATGTGCTTCCTGATGTACCAACAAAATTTGTAGCATGATGCATTACCAAGTTGCAGATAAGACCAAAAACAACTTCGTCTTGAAATGGTAGAGCCATAAATTCATCTTTAAAATTATTTACAATATACTCATCTAGCAATATAAACCTATGCTTATTGTCTTGAACCATTTTGTGTCCTGGTTGACATGTTGTTACTACTATTGGAAGATTGTTTCGTCCAAATCTATCTAGCCATAACTCAAACATTTCCTGCTTTGTTTCAAACATCTTGATATGATCAGAAAGCCTTAAATGCATTCCTTGAAAATTTCCAATTGAATGATATATTTTATTTGCTAAATCAACATATTCTTGTTTAAACTTAACTGAAGAAATTGCCTTATCAAGGCTTTCGTTTCTTTTATAAAAAAATCTTGAATACCATCCCAAAGTTAGTTTTAAATGAAGAGTCTTGTCTAGAGGAAGTCTTTTTCTTCCTTCTGCAAAATACTTTTCATCATCAGAAATGTCCTGTTGATTACTATAGTAAAAATTATTTAAAAGATCATCAATAACTAACTCTTCTTGTTTGAATGTATCTATTTTTTCATCAATAAGAATTAAGTTTGAATTAAATTCCATAAGATCTAAAAGATGAGGAAACTGTTCAGGATTTGTAAAACCTTCTCTTTGCTTATTGTAAAATCTACTTGGGCTAAAGATTGGAATACTATCGGTATTATAAAGTTTTTTATCTGCAGTATATTTGCCATAGTGAATTATTGCTGGGACGTTGAGTTCGTGAGATAGTCCTGCTGCTAACTCTAAACTCATAACTTGATTTATTAATCCTGTAGGGTTGTATAGTTGAAAAAATAACTTATTCATCTACATGGCTTCTGTTTTTGGTTTTTCGTTATCAACTGTTTTACGAATATCTGTGTATAGATATTGTGGCCCATGCTTAAAAAACCAGTGGTCTGGCTCTGTATAAAAAAAGAAAGCGTTAGCGACTAGGTTATTTTGTGGATTTGGAAACTCTTCTCTCCAGTGTTCTTGATCATTACCATATGATATTACTGCATCGTTTTCTTCTGCTTCAAATTTTATACCCTCGACATAGAAGTCCCACGGAGTTTTGTGAAAAATTGTATAGTTTATATGATATGTACATGCGTTGTCGTCTTTGTGCTTCCAAAGTCTTGCTTTTTCTCCTTCATAAATACTTAGAACACACCATGAAGGTAGCAATGTCTCTGACTCAAACTCTTCTCTTGCTAATGGCAAAAGCATTTCATGAAATTTTCTAAGTGGTTCTATTGCAGGTCCATGAGTATTATCCCAAATTGTCCATTGATGTCTTCCAAATCCTTGATCGTATGTGCTCTTGTCTGTTGACCAAAGATTCATTGCTAGGTTTTGTAACTCTAAGTGTTCTGCTGGTGGAAGAACTGTTTTTAGCAAATAAGGAGTTTTCATTTTACCATTTCCCTAGTGGGCATACTGCCTTTTCTAATTTTGTTTTTACTTTCATAAAGCAGCCACACTTTTTGCATTGACTAGTTAGTTTTATTAATTCTGGACAACCCTTACAGATAGAATATCTTTCTTTTGCTTTTTCTTCATCTGCCCACTGAGTATTAGGGTTTGCAAGATCCCAAGGTCTTGTTTCTCCTAAGTTTTGTTTATATCTTTCCCAAGGAGTAAGTTCTTCACTCATTTATAAACTCTGCTCTATACTTATTTAATATAGACTCTGCAACAACCTCACTAATTCCAATATTAAATTTTTCATCTCCTAGTGTGTACTTCAGCATGTGTCTTTCTGGGTTTTCTGGGTTAGGCTCTAAAGTATATTCTAAATCATCAATATTTTTAAAAAAATGGCTTAGACCATTTTCTCCATTAATGATAATGTACAAAGAGTTGCCCTTATAAATGTTTATTTTCATAGTATTAATTGTACCATATTAACACCAACCATTAACCTGGTCTGGGCATAGTCCTGAAGTTGTACTACACTCTGTTCCGTATGTACCTGTTTCTGGATCATATGGACTCCAACAACAGGTAACACTTTCATTACATGCTGCTGGTGCTGCAGGTGTAGGTGCTGCTGCAGCAGGGGTTGGTGATGCTGCTACAGGAGTAGGTGCTGCTGGTGTTGGGGCTGGGGCTCCACAATTACAGGTATCTGATAGAAGTATGTCTGGACATGATCCTGGAGTTCTACCCCATCTAGTACTTCCACTGCATCCTTCATCACAGGCACCATCGTATTGAAACAAAATTGTTTGACAATCTGCTGCTGCAGGTGTCGGTGATGGTACAGGTGCTACAGGAACTGGTGTTGGTGTCGGTGTTGGAGTCGGTGCTACTGGAGTCGGTGTTGGAGTCGGTGTTGGTGTTGGGGCTGGGGCTCCACAATTACAGGTATCTGATAGAACTATATCTGGACAACTTCCTGGAGTTCTTCCCATTCTTCTGTTTCCAGTACACCCTTCATCACAGCCACCATCGTATTCAAATAAGATTGTCTGACAATTGTCTGCAACTGGTGTTGGTGTCGGTGATGGAGTAGGAGTCACAACAGGGGTAGGTGTTGGAGTAGGAGTAGGGGATGAAGGTTCAACATAAGGTCTTCCATCACTATCGCAACATGTATTACCACATGGTGAGTCATAACTTCCGCTCATTCCAGGGAAAGGACAAGATTGAACTGGAGCAACTGGTGTAACTGGTACAGGAGTTGGTGCTGGAACTCCACAGAATACTCTTGCATCTGTCATTACATCAGAGCAATTTAATACTGAGCATGGGTCATATCTAGATGTCCACAACTCTCCGTATCCATCAGAACCAACATTTAGACAGTAACTATAGTCATCTAAAAGACATTCTGGAACACATGCAGTAGGAGTTACAATTGGTGTTGGAGCAATTGGAGTTACTACAGGGGTAGGAGCAGGATTACAACTTTGTGGTGTTGTATAAACTCCTCCACTTAATACATTTCCAGATTCATCCCCAGCACAATCTGCACTTAGTCCTGCGACTGCTGCTGATGATGATGAATAAGATCCTTGAACTCCAAGACCATTATTGCAGCATCCATAGTAAGTTATATTGGCTGTTGGTGTTGGTATAGGGGTTGGTGCTGTAGGTGTAGGTGGAACATAAGGTACTCCGTCACTATTACAACATCTTGTTGGATCATCGCTACATGGGTCTGAGAAACTTCCACTCATGTCTCCTGGTGGTGGACATGAAAGTGTTGGTGCTACAGGAGTTGTTGGTGTAGGGGTTGGAGATGTTGGGTTGACCAATCTCATGTCATAAAGGGTTACTCCAGCCTGATAAACAAAACCACAACCAACATTTGTTCCTGGGGCTGGATCTTGTGACTGTACTGTTCCATCATTTTGAGGAGTTGCTCCTACTCCCGTGAAATATGTAAATTCATATTGAATCCCTTGGGCAACAATTGCTGAGCCTGCATCACTGTTTGTCATACCAATTACGTTAGGCATTATTCCACAACTTGCTACTGGTGCAACTGGAGTGACAATTGGTGTTGGTGTAGTTGGAGTAACAATAGGAGTTGGTGCTACTGGCTGAACAATTGGAGTAGGTGTTGGTGTTGGAGAAGGCGTTGGTGTTGGTGATGGTGTTGGTACTGGAACTGGTGCAACAGGAACTGGTGTAGGTGCTACAGGAGTTGGTGCTGGGGCTGCAACACCTTCATAAATATCTCCATAAAGAACCCAATTATTTTCTGAAACTTTTAGTATTGTTGCTTTGCCATACTGAGCATCAATCCACATTTGAGAATTTTTACTATTTATGGTTACTCCATTTGCTGGACTAAAAATTGTTCTTCCGTAATTAAACTGAATTAAGTTATAACTATATCCAACTGGTATAGAAACAGATGTATTGTTTGGAACAGTTACAGTCATTGTTATTGGTGGATTTGGATCTCCAAGTATTGGTGATGCAGCAATAGATGATGCAAGAAGAATTGTTTTTGAAACATCTTCAAGACTTAAAGAAAATGAGTCTGTCTTTGTTATAACAGTTCCAGAGTTTGCAATTGTTGGCTCTACGTCAAATTGATCATCAACAGAGTTCCATTCTAGGCCTACACCAGCAAGTTCAGCATAGGCACCTGTTGTTCCATCAATTGCATCAATGATTTCAGAGTCCACATATGCTTTTGTTGCAAGGTTTAATGTGTTTGCTATTCCGTGAACATTTGTTGTGGCTGCATTATGATTTGAAATAGCAGTGTTTCTATTTGTTGTTTCTACAGCAATGGCAGCATTTCTGTTTACTACCTCCGCTGCATCAGCGTCTACAAGATTTTGAAGATGTTTCGCCATAGATGGGATTGGAAGGCTTAGTGGGTTTGTATTTGCCCCGTCATAGGTATATGTTCCATAGTGGTAAAGTCTTAAGGCTGCCTGAATATCTGCTGCATCGGAAAGGCCAGGGATTTTGGTATTGAAGAGCCCAGTACCGTTAGGGGTATTATCAATATTCTCTTCTGCCACTATAAATCACCTCTTGTCATTATACCACTGTAATAAACAGGTGCACAGATTTTGTCCCTGTCATAGGTACCCATTCGTTATTTATATATTCTACACCGTTTATTTCAAGAGGTAGTGCCAGGAAGCCAGGACCAGTATTTAACTCTTTTACAACCAAGTTTGTTGATAAAGGTCCTGAAGACTCTGTAGATGATATTGAATATTGTATGCTAAAGTTGGAAGAATCAACAGTACTGTTTTCTTGAAACAAATAAATATCTGTTACATTAATTGGTGGTATAACAAGTTTACCATTTACAGCCGTTACTGTTTTAATAGAAGAGTAAAATTCTGTTTTTAGACTAACAACTGGAGTCCATTGTAGGCTGCCCGATCCTTGGACCACATATTGAAACAGTGTTTTAAAGGTTGGTGAGTTTGGGTTTGCATCTACCGCAATGTCTAGTGCCTGAACATCTTGAACAATATAAGACCTAACAGTTGCATCTCTAGG